CAGATAGTTTCTTCATATTCAAAAAGCCCTGAATACACATCTCGTTCAATAAACAGTGAATCGGTTGGAAAAGGAATCTGCTTACCTAAACGGATATAATGCATTGCCTTAAAAAAATCTCCTTTCATACGAAGATACTTAACAAGATGATATAATGCTTCAGACCGTTTAGGGTAGAATTCATATGCTTTTTGAACCCATTCTTCAAAGAGAATTGGATTTTTTAGTGTTTCATAACTTTTAGCAATCATGTAATGAGAATACCAAACTTCTTCATACCATCCTCCCATTTCAATACGTTTCTTATAGGCTTCAATTGATTTTTCCAACTCTCCCATTGAGTGATAAGTCTGTGCAAGATAGAACCAATATCGAACATTAGAGGGTTCATCTTCAACACCCTTCAATAGTAATTCTAAATCACGTGGAAACTTATTATCCTTGCATCCACCATCATTACGATCGTCAATGTAAGCAATCTCTTTTGAAAGATGTTTAGATTCTCCATCCCAATATTCATGAGTTACACCACGACAGATCCAATCATAATCCATTCGAATTAAACGTGTATTTGGATATTGAAGATTTCCAGCAGATTGAATGAATGTGTATCCTAGTTCTCCAAGGGATTGTTGTTTGAGTGTTCCAGGAACAAAGACCATATCTCCATCCAATAATAGTCCATACGTTTGTTTCAGATCCCAATTCTTTGACTTACAATAGGATTGAGCATTCTTGAAACTAATTGTGCGATTATGTCCAAAGTTTTTCCAGGTAGACATTTCTACGATTCCTTCATGAGTCGTTAAAAACTCAGACACAAGTTCAACTGTTTTATCAGTCGATCCTGTATCTGTCACTACATATGCATCTACAACTCCTTCAACTGCAGCCATACATCGTTGAATGATCTTCTCTTCATTCTTGACCATTAAAATCAAGACGAACTTTGGCATCTGCGTCCGTATTGTCATTCCTCAATTCATTGTGTCTAAGTAAATGAGTTCAGAGTTTGTTAAACAATCCCTTCGTGAGAATTTGAGTCGCACCCTTATCCCACATGTCGCAGATGGTCTTTGGTCTATTTATGACAACGCAAAGACCGCCTGTATTCGAAATAAACAACCTGGTGAAACTCTCAAAACATTCCAAAATCTTCTTACCCGTGTTCCTCAGTGGACGGATGAAATTCTGAATGCTGAAGTGGCTCGTATTGAAAAAGTCTCAAAGTGCGAATACATGGAAGACTTATTGCTAGGTGTGTTTGTCAGCTATATTCGTGCATTCGCTTCTCTTCAACAATCCGATGAGGCTCATGTGAACATCGAGTTTGATCGTCCTTCTCTTTCCAAGTTCATTTTCACTTTTTATAAGGCAGCTGCTCGCAAGTGCTGGTCAAATGCGTATATGTTCAAGACCATTGATGTTTCATCAGAGCAACAATCTCGTAACCGTCGTGATATTGAAACTATGTTGAGTGGAACTTTAGATGAAGTTGTGGATAGTTTCATTCCATGGAAGGATATTAGTAAGGCCTATTTTCAGGCAAAGTCTGTTCCTGAAGGACAAAAGAGACCCGATACACCTATTCCTCCTAAATCTGAAGTTATTGAGCCCCCTAAACCAGCATTGAGCTTTGGAGAATCTGAAACGGTTGAGTTTGAAACTGATAATGAAGATGATGAAGAAGAGCGACCAAGATTGACAATGGGTGAGGACATTAAGCTTGACTTGAGTGACGATGAAGAAGAACCTGCCGCCGAACCTAGTGGAATTGTCAAGCTAGACCTTTAAGCGCGTCTAACTACCTCTAAACCAATCCACATTGAAAATCAAATGGAATACCAGACTCTTGCGATGATTGTAGGTGCCGTCATGATTGTGGCTGCTTTGTTGTATGTGTTAGATCGCCGTGCAAAAACCCAGCCGGTTGATTACACAGATCTAAGTAAGATTGTAGCAGGTTCAGGTGTTCTAACGAGTGGTGTATTGTATTCTTTAGGAACTGAAGCAGGTTCAGATGTTGTAGAAACAGTTACTTCTGCCGCATCTGCTGCTCAAGAGATGTTCGTTGGTAAGCCAGAGTTTTAAGCTTCAATGATTAAAGCATCTCCTAACTGTGCTGCAGACGGTGTAGCACGATACTGAATCATACGTCCAATTTCCTTCTTAGGAACAGCTGAATCTCCACAATATCTCACAATCGCTTTATACAAGTCAAATCCGTGGTAACGATCATGATTATCCATCTTTTTTCGGAACATCACTGAAGTTCCATCAGTCTGTTTCATCCACTGCATAAACAATCCGAATAATGGATGATCTGTCTCCTCCTTCGGTCCTTTGGGAAACATATCCCAAAAGACTGATGTAGCAAATCGAACTAAATCAAATGAAGAGGATGCACTGATATGAGGATATTTATTGTTGTAGAAAGGCTCCATGTTATATTGTCCTCCTGCTTCTTCATCTTCCTGAAACTGACTGCTCATGAACAGTTTGGACTCCTTTAGTCCTGTTAAACGAACATTGACAATTGCACGATCAAAATCAATCAGTTTAATAAGGTATCCAAATGTTGGAACCTTATAGGGTTGAGATCCGTGTTGGTAAAATAGATGAGTTTGATTTGTCTTCACATACATGACATTATTTCCGTGGAGATCATTGTGAGTGAATCCAAAATTACGCTGAGCATAGGCTAGAGCAAAGACAATTTGAGAAACCCAAGCAACATGCTTTTCAGGCTCAGGATGGAGTTTGATAAGATCGTAGAATGTACCTTCACATTGTTCCATGACAGTCGTTACAACAGGAACATTCTTAAAAGTAGCCCATGCAAAGGGTTCTGGATCCTCGTCATCAATTTCATCATCTTGTTCAAATAGATCTGAACATCCACAAGACTCAATTTCATAGACATCGTCTTCATCGGATTCATCATCTTCTTGCTGAGGAGATTCAGAAGAAGCCATATCGTATGGTTCAACGGATCCTTCCTCTTCAGGTGTTAAAACAGTTTCAACATCGATTTCTTCAACGCCCTCTAACTGAACTTCGTCTGCTGTTTCCATCGCAACACGGGCTCTTCGTGTATGACTAAACTCAGCATCATGATCTCCTGTTCTAAGTTTTAGTTCAAATGTCTTTCCAATCTTATCTGCAAACCATGATTTTTCAGTCAAATCTTCATAGTCATCTGAAATATCAATTGTATGAGACTCTGAAAGACCAACGTAGACACCATATACTTTAGGAAAATGCTCACATTCAGATTCAGATAAAGCAATTGATGTGATTGCTCCTACATAAGCAGCTGTATGAGGACTTTGCATACGTTCTTGCATATCATCTGCTACATCGGTTCGTTTAGGAACTCCAAAAGATCCGTAATCTCCTCTCATCGTTTTGAAAGGTGATAAAATCATCGTCGTCTTCCGATGAACAGGAATTGTCTGACTTGCTACTCTCACATGATCAGCATCTACAATAGATTCAATTGGATTGCCAAGTTTAACTCCATACTCGTGAATTCCAGCAATCGTTTCTGTCTTAAAGAGCTTCTCAAGACACGGAAAAAAGGGTTGCAACGTATTCATCGACCAATGCGTTCCATCTAACTTCGGCATTCGTTGAAGTTTAAGTGTCAAGGGTGTTGTTTTCAAATCCTTTCCCATTATGAAATGTCTCGGTGATGAATGTGAAAAAATAAACGACAGGGAGAACAAGATGAATTTTCAACTCAAAAAGTTCAACATGGATATGATCAAAGACCGATGTGGAATGGATTCTCGTAAAAGTCCTATGATAGTGATCATTGGAAAGAAGGATACAGGTAAATCGTTCTTGGCTCGTGATTTACTATTTAACGTCCAAGACTGCTTTCCCGCTGGTCTCGTCATTTCGCCTACTGAAGCTGTGAACGAGTATTTTCAATCATTTGTTCCTTCTAAGTTGATTCACGATAAGTATGAACCTGCAAAAGTTCAAAATTTCATTAAACGACAGTTCGCAGCCAAACAGAGATTTTTGAAATCTAAAGCAAGTGGAGCTCCATTTGACCCTCGTGCATTCATGATTTTAGATGATTGTCTGTATGCAGCCAAAGAATGGATCAATGAAGAATCAACTCGATTTGTATTCATGAACGGTCGTCACCTCGATATGATGACGATTATCACCATGCAGTATCCTTTAGGTATTACGCCTAACTTGAGAACTAACGTAGATTTCGTATTCATTCTTCGTGAGAATATTCTAGGTAATCGTCGTAGAATTTACGAGAATTACGCAGGTATGTTTCCGACATTTGAGATGTTTTGTGATTTCATGGATCAATGTACTGAAAACTATGAAGGATTGGTGATTTGTAACAATGTTGCTTCAAACAAGTTAGAAGATCAAGT